GTAATGAACTAAATACTACTGAATTATTCTTTGCTTATAAGAAATATTTTTCAGCAGCAAAAGAATACAACAAAGCTTATGGAGATATAAAAAATGTCTGATTATGCACAGAACGAAAAAGATTTTCAAGAACAGGTATTTGATTATCTTGATGAACTAAGAGAGGTTGGAGTAACTAATATGTTTGGTGCTACTCCATATATTACTTCTGTTTTTGGTATTGATAGATTTGAAGCAAATAATCTTTTAAAAAATTGGATGAAGACATCTCCAAGAGAGAGGAACAAATGAAATGGTTACTTATTATATTAACTGGATTTGTTATATCGTTTTGTATTAATCCTGTAAAAGCAAGCGAAGGATTAACAGATGAAGAGTATGAAGAAAGACAATGCTTAGTAGAAGCTATATACTTTGAAGCTAGATCAGAGTCAATACTTGCACAGCTTGCAATAGCTAACGTAATACTTGAACGAGTTAAGTTAGCAAACTTTCCCAACACAGTATGTAAAGTAGTAAAACAAGGACGGTATTATAAAGGCCATCCAATACGACATAAGTGTGCGTTCTCTTACTGGTGTGATGGTAAGTCAGAAAAAATGTACAATAATAAAGCTAAACAAAATGCTATAAAAGTAGCAGCTATGGCAGCTAGTGGCATTCTTGTAGACCAAACGCTTTATTCTACACACTATCATGCTACTTATGTTAATCCTTACTGGGCATCTAACGAAAAGTTTGAAATAATTGCACAAATAGACTCACATATATTCTATATACAACATTAAAGACCAAACATAACTTACGTAACATGAAAAGGTAACACAATGAAATGTAAAGATTGTGAACGAACAGCTACTTCTATTTATTATAATATTTATTATTGTTCGGTGTGTATGTTAAAACTTTTAAAAAGATTGGATAAATAAGTATGCAAGATAAAATTAGAATAATATATAAAGAAAAAAATAAATGGGTAGTAAAACATTCTGATGGACATACTACATATCATAAAACTAAAAAGGCTGCTAAAGAATACGAACATACCTTACTAGTATTTGATCCATTCTTTGAGGAATTTAAAAATGATACTGCCTGAGTATAATCCTTTTTATTACAAGCCCTTACCAAAAGAAATAACAATACAAGAGAGTGACATAGAAGGTCTAGGTATATTTGCTACAATGAATATTTTAGAAGGAAAAGATTTAGGTAAAACACATATCAAAGTACCTCAGTTCAATGGTTTTATTAGAACACCTATTGGTGGTTTTATAAATCATGCTGATAAACCTAACTGTGAATTACAAAATGTTCATGATTGGGATGATACCCAAATATATAATATAGTTACTATTAAAGATATAAAAAAAGGAGATGAGCTTACAATTAATTATTACGAGTAGTTCGCCAACGCCCCTTCTCTTGAGGGGCGCTGTCTCTCTTACATCTTAACCTATGGAGATATAATATGTTTGCTACTGATTTAGTAAAAGAACTAAAGACAGAACGTAAAGTATATTTAGTAACACCAAAAGATAAATTATATTATGCCCTTGAAATAATTGATTGTAATAGAAACGTACCTCAAAGTAATGTAAATGCCTTGAAAAAATCTATCGAAAAAAATAATGCACTGTATCTAAAACCAATAACAATAGATAATGAATACTATATCATTGATGGTCAAACAAGATACAGAGCCTGTCAAGAACTTAATATGCCTTTCTATGTGGACATTGTAAACTCAATGGAATGGTCTAATGAAGACCTTATATCTATTAATACAACACAGCGTAACTGGAAACTTCAAGATTATTTACGTTACTATGTAAAGTTTAATACAGATTCTTATATAGCTTTTGAACAGTTTCTTAAACTACATAAACATATAACAATACAAATGTTAATTGCTATATTTAATAAAACAAATTCTAGATCTCATTTAAATAGTAAGATATTTAAAAATGGTGAACTAAAATATGATAATTCAAATAAAAGTACTATACTTGAATGGCTTGGTTGGCTACATCAAATAAATGAAGCTCCCTTTTATCCATCATTAAATGATAGAACAAAAAGAAATCAAGAGTTTCAATGTTCATTACTTAAAAAGTTTCAATCTCCTAATTGGGATAACTGTAAATTTGTCAGACTGTTATCTGAATATCCTCATCAATTAAATAAACTAAAAAGAATAACTGACTTTGATCAGGAGATAGAAGATATTTATATGAGTGCCTGATCGGTAAAGACCCCTTCTTGTGAGGGGTCTTTCCCTCTTTATATAGGAGATACAAATGGAATACCGAGTAACGAAAAAAAGTCTTCAGAAAAAAGTAGATCTTTTAAATAAAAAAATAAGAATAAATGTTTTAAAGGTTGAGCTAGATCATGCCGCATGTTATGGTGGCTATGCTTTAATAGACTATAATGGATCACATCCTCTTACACCCCGTATGGCACCAAGAGAAATGAATCAGTATCTTGAAGGTGCATTAGATTGGATAACAGAATGAATGCTTGGTGGGATATTCTTGATGGAGATGAAAATGAAAGATAAATTATGGGTTTTTGATACTCAACAATATCTAGAAATTTATGCTCCCACATTAAAAGAAGCTCAAGAATAAGTCAAAGAAACCGAAAAAGAAACAGGTCTTGAGTTTACACTTCATTGGGAGTGGGAAACTTATCAAAAAGAAGTTCATATAACAGGACCATGTACAGTAAAATATAGTCCTGATAAACCACTCTTTTGTGGTGCAGAAGTCTGGATAAACACTGAATCAGAAGTAGAGATCATAGAATGAAACTATTTAGATTACACCAGAACATCAACACAGGTTACGACACCTACGATAGTGCCGTGGTGGTTGCTGATAGTGCAGCAGAAGCACAGCAGATACACCCCAACGGTGGGTCAGGTGATTTTAGTATGTATGATAGTTGGGTAGCGTATCCCGGCCTTGTAAAAGTAATGTATTTAGGTGAGGTCGTGGGTGAACCAGACAGTGATATCTATCCCGGTGCTATAATTTGTGCATCATTTAACGCAGGATAAATAGGAGTTTAATCTAATGACTAAGAAATATCAGTGGAACTATTCTACGGACGATAAGTATAGTTATACTTTAGAAGAATACATTCTTAAAGTGCATGATATTATTGTTGACACAGTAGAACATATAGAAAACTGTGAGGGTGACATGTTGATGTCAGAGTACAGAAAACTAATTGATGGTTCTTGGCGATTGGAACACTTAAAGAAACAGATAGAGGGAGGAGAAATAAAATGAACTCAGATAAATTTAAAAGATTTGTATTAGAATCATGGTATGATGGTATGGATGCACAAGATATAGCAAACAGCCCAACATCTAAAAGATTATATGCTGAAAATTCAAGAGGAAAATTAACAAAAAATGTAATCATTGGTATTGTTAATCGTAATGGTGGAACATTTAAAAAGGGTATGAAATCTGAAACTTATCAAAGCAAAGTTAAAGAAAAATTTTCTTTTATAGAAATAGCTAGACAAATAGAACAAGAACAATTAAAAATAAAAATGAAAAAAGAAAAAGGTAAATACAGAGAACGTAAGTGTTTAACCTGTCAAGAAAAAAGTATAATGGAAAAAAATATGTTTATATGTAAAACATGTAAAGAAAATAATACTAGATATGGAAATGTAGATACTTACGAAGTTCATACATATTAGTTCGGCAAAGCCCCTTACAACGAGGGGCTTTCCCTCACTTTAATGGAGATTGATATGGCTATACCTAAGTTTAAAACAAAACAAGAAATTCTTGACTATGCTTTTAACGGTTCTGATCCTTGGATTGTACCTATGATACGACATAAGATTGAGCAAAGCGGTGCTTCTTTAAGTGTAGTTGATGTTAATAATTACATTGAAAAAGAACTTAAATCTTTTCAAAACGATTATGATGATTGGTTAGATAATCATGGCTAAAAAAGCTACAAGTACATACGATCCTAATTTACATCGGATTAAAAAAAGAACATCAATAGGATATAGTGTTAGATCTAAACCTAATAATAAAAGTAAAAGACTATCTTGGAAAAAATATAGAGGACAAGGTAGATGATTTCAAATACTGCATGGTTAGTAGAAAACTATTGTAATGTTTGTGAAGATGGTAAAGTATATAATGATATGGTAACGTCTATAGGACATTACTGTGGTGAGTGTGATGGTACTGGTACAATAGAAAAAACAGTTCTATTTTATGAAACAGAATGTGAGGTGAAAGAAGATTATCCTGAAGCAATTAAAGTTATAAAGATCCATTCGGCTCGTCCCCTCTTTTGAGGGACGATCCTCATTCATAACTTAAAGGTAAAGACAATGCAAATGTTTGATCACAGTCAAATTGAATTTAACGTAGATACTTTTAATATTCCTGATGTACCTGAAGAACTTGGTAAAGTTCTTAAACGCACTGATACAGGTCAGCCTCTTGCTATAGTATCTAAAGACTACACACCAGTTCAATATATAGATATTGTTCAAAACATTGAAGAAGCTTTAACGATAGCATCTCAAGATGAATCTACAAAACTTGATCTAACTGACACAGAATTTACTATTGATGTACTAAATAAAGGACAACAGTTAGAACTTAAAGCTAAGTTTCACGGACAAGAAACTTTTCTTGATGGTGGTGAAGGCTGGTTAGGAAAAGGTAAAAGTGAATTGATTATTCCTGAGTTTGTTTTTCGTACATCACATAACAGAACATGGGCTAATAATGGTATGATGGGTGTGTGGCGTTCTAAGTGCTGGAACACTCTGGTAGCTGGTAATAAACTTGCTCATGTATATGGAAGACATAGTAAGAACTTTGATCTTGTTGGCTTTGCAGGAAAAATTGGTACAGCTACTAAATTTATTAGTGGTGATGGTATTGATCAGATGAAAAGATGGTATAATACACCTGTAAATCGTGAATCAGTTATTAGTTTATTTAAAAATACAATAGCTAAACGTTTTGATAACGTTGAAAGAAAGAACGTTGGCAATAAGGTTATGCTATCTAACCTTATGAAGATTTTCGATGAAGAAAGCAGACACATTACTGGTCGTGGTGCTTATCAAAAGTACGGTACAAATAATGGAGGAACGTTATATAATGTGTACAATGCTGCTACTTATTGGTCTTCTCATCCTAGTTTAATGTCATATAAAAATGGTGGTAATTTTTATCAAGGTAAAGATACCAAAGACATTAAAGAAAACCGTAACACTGTAAAGCTTAGAGAAGACAAAGTATCAGATATGCTTATCTCCAACCAATGGAAAGAATTAGAAATGATTACATAAAGGATGCAGAATGTCTTATATATTAGTAGAGTATTGTTCAGATGAAATTACTTCCAGTATTCTTGAAAGCATTAATCCAATGACTAATGATGCCGGAACTAAAATTGAAATCTTTAAAACAGAACAGGATGCTCTAAAAGTTTTAGACGAACTTGAGTCTTATGTTCCTGAACACGAATGGGCTATGGATATAATTATTGAACGTATCCATTGACTTTTTTGTTGACAGTGCTATATAGAGTATGTTAGAACTTGTTAGTCATTATAACTTGAAAGGAATACGATGACTGTAATATCAGGTACTGCTTATTGGGCTTCTATCTCGCAGCCCAACACTACGTTTGAACCATGCTGGACTATTGATGTAAGTCTGGATGCTGAAAACCTTGCTAAAGTTAAAGACGATGGGTTGTCAGTAAAAAATAAAGGTGATGAACGTGGTGATTTTGTAACTGTTAAGCGTAAAGTAGAAGGAAAGAACGGTACTAATCAGGCACCAGAACTTGTAGACTCTATGCGTCAGCCAATGTTTAATACATTGATTGGCAATGGATCTAAAGTTAATGTTCTTTATCGTCCTTATGATTGGGCTTGGAAGAATAAAGAAGGTAGGTCTGCCGATCTACAGAAGGTACAGGTTACTGAACTCGTACCTTATGCATCAGAAGATAGTGAGGATTTCGATGTAGTCGAATCTGGTTACACATCTGATGATGATATTCCTTTTGCATCATAACCTGAAAGGGGGAGTCACGTTCTGTGGCTCCCCATTTTCCCATGCCTAAAAAAAATATTAATAATCTAGTCAAAGATATCTATAGTCTTTTTGATGATGGTAGTTTAAATAAAAAACAGCTATTAGATTTACCAGAACATCTAAATAAATTTGCCTTAGAAGTTTGTAGTCAGATTACATTATCTCTTTGTGAAGATAGAAAAGATGATAATAAATTAAGACTGTCTGCTATAGGGAAACCTAATCGACAGCTATGGTATAGGTCTAATCTAAAACAAAAAAGAAATCCTTTACCTTCTTCCACAAAAATTAAATTCTTATATGGTCATATCCTTGAAGAGCTTCTTCTTCTTCTTACCCGTGTTGCAGGTCATACTGTAAAAGAAACTCAAAAAGAATTAGATATACAAGGTATTAAAGGACACCAAGATGCTGTAATAGATGGTATCTTAGTTGATTGTAAAAGTGCTTCAGGAAAAAGCTTTGAAAAGTTTAAACAAAACAGGCTTTATGAAGACGATCCTTTTGGATATATTTCTCAGATATCTGCATACGCTCAAGCAAATGAAGTAGATGAAGCTGCATTTCTTGTTATAGATAAATCAACTGGTGAAATATGTTTAACTCCAGTACATTCATTGGAAATGATTAATGCTACAAAACGTGTGGAATATCTTAAAAAGATGGTGTCAGATAATAACATACCTGATCGGTGCTATTCCGATATACCTGATGGTAAGTCTGGCAACTATAAGCTTCCTATTGGTTGTGTTTATTGTGACTATAAAAGAGAGTGTTGGTCAGATGCTAATAATGGTCAAGGACTTCGTGTATTTAATTATGCAAAAAATAAAAGATATCTTACAAAAATAGGAAGACAACCAGAAGTTGAAGAGCTAATAGAATAATGCATTGGACTTATGATAAAAAAATAAAACCAAATCCTGATAAGTATTTTGGTTTTGTCTATAAAATTACTAATAAAAAAACAAAGCAAGCTTATATAGGATGTAAACAATACTTCGTAAAAAGAAATGGAAAGACTGTTGGTTCTAACTGGAAAGAATACATGGGATCTTCTAAATCTTTGCTTGAAGATATTAAAAAGATAGGAAAGAAAAACTTTACATTCGTATTAATAGATCAGTACGAAAATAAAAGAACAATGAAATACTATGAACTTCATTATCAAATTAAACTTGGAGTTCTTACAAAGATACTTGACGGTACAGATAAGTATGCCTATTATAATAACTATGTTGGAGGAAGGTTTACCAGACCAATTAAAGGAGCAGAAGAGATGGTAGAAATTGATAAAGAAAAACAACTTCTTACCAAACAAATTAACTCATTGAAAAGACAGCTAAACCGTTCTAAAAAAAGGATTGATATATTGACTAAAGATTTAGAAAAAGTTAATGGAATTTCTGTTGATAAATCATGGGAAGTTGAAAAACAAAACGAAAATGTAATAGACTTTGAAGCTTACAGAAAAAAGGTAAACACAACCAAAGAAGAATACAATGCATTAAATGAGTTTATGATTGAGTGTGGTTATGATCCTCATAATCCTGAAGATGCGGCAAAGTTTTGGGATGATCTTGAAGAAGGCAGCGAATCTAGTTAGATGTCCAAAAATATTTGGCAAAGAGAAAGAAAACAAATTTTTAGAGAACTTACTTCTCAATATAAGAACGAGG